GAGCTAACTCAGAAAGCACATATGAGCTTCAGAGCTTGACTCCTTTCCGTCAGACCTTCAGCACTCAGGTAACGCAGGACATGATTCAGGATTCCGCTTTCGACATCGAGTCGGAGATGGGTTCTGACGCAGCTCTTGCTTTCGCCAACGGTGCGGGTAATGGCTATGTGGTGGGTACCGGCGTAAAGGTTCCGCATGGTTTCATGGTAGATGCAGATGTGCTTGCCAACGTGCGAAACTCAGGTGATGCTGACGAAATTACTTTCGATGGCGTTATCCGAATCACTGGTGACCTTGAGGTAGGGTTCAATCCAACCTACACCTTCAATCGAAGGACGTTGGCTAGTATTCGAGCCCTAATTTCCACAACTGGACAGCCCATTTGGGAGCCCGGAATCAATGGCGGTGTTGCAGCCACCCTTGCCGGACACCCGTATGTGGTTCTTCCCAGCATGGCAGACGAAGGTGCTGACACCTTCCCGCTTGCCTTCGGTGACTTCCGTTCAGGATACACCATTGTGGATCGAACTGGCATGAGTGTAATCCGTGATGATCTGACTTTGAAAAAGCAGGCCATTGTGGAATTCACTTGGGCACGTTGGACTACGGGAGACGTTGTACTTCCGCAGGCCATTCGCGTTCTGAAGTGCTCGGTCTAATCAGATAGCACGAACAAAAAAATAGGAGGCTAAAATGCCTGCATATGATGAAGTAACTAAAACAAAGTCTTCTGTTGCTATCGGTCCGACCGATGGAGCAGGAATTACTGTCGGTCCAGAAGTCGGCAGTATTATCGACACTAAGGACTTCGAGTCCCTAACGTGGGTAATTCAGGCTGGTACGATCACCACTGGTGATTTCACAGTTGTTGTAGAGGAAGGCGACGATTCAGGTCTTTCTGACGCTGCTGTAGTACCTGCTGCTGAAGTTCTCAGCGCAACTGGTGCGACGGGTTCACTCCCGAACCTCACTGGTGCCCAGAGTGACTCGACAGTATCCGTGGGTGTGGTCGGCAAGAAGCGCTTCCAGCGCCTCAGTCTGCTTGGTGCTGATACCCCTCTCGGCGATTTGAGCGCCGTAGCGGTACAGGGCCACGCACGGTCAAGTCCGCAATCGTAAGGGTACCTTAACGGTACTAAGGCAGAGGGCCGCGCTCGCAAGAGCAGGCCACTGGAGGGGCTTGGTCCTCTGCCTTTCCTCCAGTCCTCTGGAACTCCAGAGAAAGAGGAGTCATAATGAAGATCAAGATCCTAAGGGGCGGTAACTTCGGACATCCTAACCCCGCTATGTACGGTCGGAATCTGTATACGCTCACCGGTGAAATTGTAGAAGTCGATGAAGAGCAAGGTTTAATGATTATTCGATTAGGCCGAGGAACTGAAGTAGACAAGGAAAAACTCACTGAGATCGTCGGCCCCGAACTCACCGAACCCTCAGCCCCAGATATTGAAGAAGAAGCTCCAAAAAAGCGTAGAGGCCGCCCGCCTAAGAAAAGGAGTTTCTAGTGAGTGACGTTTACAAACGAACAGATGTAGGCACCGTCCCTGTCAACTGCGTGGACTTCAAAGACTACATCAAACTCCCCCAAGTCGTCACAGCCGATGACTCTCTGATTACTGCACTTCTGTCAACAGCAACAGACTGGGCAGAGCGCTATACGCGCCGAGATTTCAGAGAGAATACCTACACTCTAACATTTGATAGATTCCCGGTGAGGATCTGCCTTCGCAGAGATCCCGTCGTATCCATTACAAGCGTCACCTATAAAGTTGATGATGTAGTGACCACTGTTCCAGCAGCGGATTACTATCTGGTAAAAGACGTTCAGAACTCGTGGATAGTTTTGAATGACGAAAAGGAATGGCCCACAGACGGCGATGAAAGCACTAAAGGACTGTTAGCCAGTATCGTGGTGACCTTTGTGACAGAAGCTCATACCTGTGAAGAGGATGGGAACACAGCGATCCAACTGATTACGGCCCATCTATACAGCGAGCGTGGCGACTGCCCAACTGGAGATGCTGCCAGGCAAAGCGGCGCTACAGCGATCCTCGATCAATTCAGGATAGTACGAGTCTAATGTCTAACCGTGAACTAGTCCGCACGCGCAAAAGGAAACTATGCGCCGGTGACTTGAATCATTTTATATTCCTGAAGGATCGGCAGCTAGGAGAGCCTGGTTTTGATCCTGACACTGGGCTACTCGACGTAGACTTTGTTGAGAATTTCGGTGTCGATAAGAACGACGGTGTTTGGGCAGGCGTCAAGACGGTTACAGGGAAAGTCATCTTCGACGGCACCGGCACAGATCAGATAACCATAACCCACGAATTTCTTATCTATTTCGACGCATCAGTAACCGCCGAGATCTGGATTCAGGATACTGATGGCAAGTTGTATGACATCATCCGTGTTGAAGATTTCGATGAGCGCAAGCAGTATATGCGTTTACTATGTGTCGAACGTGGATTAGGCGAGGCGGCAAAAGCATAGCATGGCTCAGACCATTATCCAAATCACTGCGAAACCCGGCAGCTTGCTAGCAATGGGCAAGCTCAAGAATTTGCGCCCTCACATCCTAAGAGGTATCCGCCAAGCGTGGTTTGAAACGGGAAGAGATCTCATGAAGGAAGCGAATAAACAAATCCTTCACGGAACGAAGACGGGCAGGAAATATCGTAATCTACGGAACCGTTCATCGGCCCCTGGCGAATCTCATGCTAATCAATCCGGTGACTTGCGAAAATCGTTAGGATGGAAAGTCCACGGTGCCGACAGTATCGAGTTCGGCTACGGTATTGACAAGCCTACTACCGACTATGCAAAATTCATAGAATTCGGCACCCCCAAAGGGCAGATGAAGCCTCGCCCCACTCTTAGGAACACTGTGCTTGCAAGCACCCGTAACATCGAGGTCAATCTGGTTAAGGGCATCACGAAAGAGATAGAGAAGTGAAAGCCGCAGACGTAGCAGTGCAGTTGATGAATCGCATCCCGCAGTTAACGGACAAGTTCACTGACGACTTGACTGTAACGAGCGTTGTGCGAGCTGGTACGACATTGACTATTACCACGTCTACTGCCCACGGATTACTAGTGAATAGAGCTGTAGCCTTGACTGGCGCTTTGACTCCTATTCCTCTAGCGAGCTTGACTCGCTCAGGAGCAGCGGGCACGCTGGTAACTACAACACCCCATGATCTAACTGAACCCGTAACATTGAATCCGAATACCCGCACAACCGTTGTTCTATCGGGCTCTATTGAAGCCGAGTTCAATGGAGAATTCACTTTTCTGACAGTACCCAATCGCAAGACTGTCACTTTCACAATGCCCGACAGCGGCGCAGTAACGGCCACAGGGTCTCCGATAATCGAGAACGGGGAATCTGCCCTCAATACCTACAGTAAGAGCTACAGAGTTGAAACCATCCCATCGACCACTACATTCACGGTCACTGAATCGAACACTACTCTGCCTGATCCAGTAGGCATCCTGACTCTGCGCAAAAATCCCCGCATATCCATAGGGGTGTCACCGGAGAGACTGGAGAACGCTTACACAAAGAACGCTGTTGATAAGTATTGGATGTTCGTAGTGTTAGGTGCTCCAATTGCATCTAAGGATCGCTCTTTGAGCAATGACGCCGTTACAAACCTGACAACGGGTAATGAATACCGGCAGCAGGTGGACTTCCCCTTTACGGTGTTCGTTTTTATCCCTACTGCATCAGCGGAGATCGCGGCAGGCAAAGCTCGGGATGAGGCCGCAGAACTACTGACCATTCTATGCCAGAGTCTTCTGGGACACCAGTTCCCCACTAACACAGCTATCGAGACTCAGGGCAGTGTCCATTATCTGAGCGATGATGTGCAACTCTACAACACAGCCTTTCTCATGCACGCCTATAATTTCTCACAGGTCAGTGACCTTATTTTCGAGGACACCGTAGGCCCGGACGTGGATGTGGCCTTCAGAGACATTGATTTCGATACCTTCATCAATATTGAGGCGGAAACTCCACTCAGTACAAGCAAGCTAGAATCCTCTGTGGATTTGGATGATGTTCCACTTCCATAGTTGTTATTTCTCAAGGAAAGCCAATGAGCACAGCTAAACTAAAGATCGTAGGACTGGTCCCTGGTTATGATATGGATCAGGTAGTAGAGGTGGCTGTTGACCCAGAAGGCACACCACTAGACTTTCATTGGAGGCGTCGCTTGAAGGACGGCTCTGTAAAGAAAGAAGTTAAACCACAGGTCGTGAAGCCCGCTAAGGTGCGGACCACTCACAAACTTAAGAACCACAAGGAGTAGTTCAAGTGACCACAATTTTGCAACCTAGAGTTAGTCTATCGCTTGCGAGCGCAGATCGCGATGTAGAAAATACGCCGCAAAGGGTTCTCCTTGTCGGTCAAATCACGACAGCGGGATCAGTATCAGACGGTTCCCTTACTGAGAACATCGCCAGCACAGGTGATCCACAAGACGCTTTGTTCGGCATAAACAGCCAGCTTGCTGCAATGGTACGCGAGTTTAAGAAAGTCAATCCCATTGTTCGACTAGATGCTATTGCGTTAGACGATGGGGCGGGGACTGCGCGCGAA